TTAAGCAATAGCTACCAACAGCGGCCCCTTCCGGTAAAGCGGTAGTGGATAACGATATCCTAATAGCGGCTAGTGCCGATGAAGGTGTAATAGTTAAGACAGCGCCCAAAGATGTAGAAGGCACCGCTGGTGTCCAGGTCGTAGATGTAATAGCATCGCCAGGTCCGTTTCCGTTTCCGTAAAAGGCCTGTACATACTGTTCGTTAGGCGTTGATCCGCCGCCGCTTCCGTTAGCCGCTGCGGTGATTTGTCCTTCTGCATTAACCGTCAAATTGGTTGATGTGTACGAGCCGGGAGTCACGCCGGAAGGAGCTAAACTACCTCCCGAAAGGGATACAGGAGTCCAGTTAGAACCACTACCGTATTCTAAATTTTTAGTAACTTCGTTGTATCTTAAAACGTATTGACTGCTGTCTGAGTTTGACATTAAAGTCTCCTTAAATTATTTGAAAACTTGGATATACGATATTGCCGCTTTGTATTCCTAAATTCTTTTGCACATCCGTTAATACGGCGTTTTTTATATCATCCGTGCCATTTCGTTAAACCCCTGTGAAGTAGTAGACGTTTACACGCCAAATAATCGAAGCTGTAGCCGGGCACACTATAGTAGTGTTAGTGTTAACAACGGATGATCTAATCGGACTATTTGGGGTAAAAACCTGGCGCTCCGAGGTTCCTACAGCAGCCGCCGTTTGAAAATCCCATACGTTAGACCCCGGCAAATTTGTACTCGTTACTAGTACAGGAGTGACCCCTCCGGTTCTAGCCGCTGTCGTATAAGCGACAATTTCTATCATTGAAATATAGTGGGCCAGGGCAGCCACGGCCGGAAGTGTTAGCGTAACTGCCGCAGCGGCAGCTCCCGTTGCAGTAACGCCTAAGTTGGAAGCGGAAATAACTACAGGATTTGTTACAAAAGCATTCACGCCGGGTACTGTAACTGCTCCCGGAGACGTTCCATATGCAGAACCAGATCCTAGCGCTCCACCATTCAATTGCGTTAAATTAACTGCTGTAGTTCCTGTTACAGTTGTCGTAGATCCTGTATCCGTAATAACATGGCCTATAACAGCGGAACTAGCATCATTTACAACATGCAGATTTGTACCCGTCGGTTGTACAACAGTGACGTTTCCTGTAACTGCCGTAGTAGAACCAGTGTCAGTAATGGTATGTAAATTTGTTCCTGTTGGCTGTATAGCCGTAACTGTACCACTAACGGGTTGTGTGGCAGGAAAGTTAGTAACTCCTACATTCCAAGTTCCTGATTCAGTAACGGCGACAGTACCCGTAATGGCGGTACTTGTCATTGTCACAGGAACGGTATTGGTTACGTCTACATTCAAAGACGTACCGGTCGAAGCAATAGTATTACCGCTGCCGTCATGGACGTTTACATTGGGAGAAGTAGTAATAGTACCCGTCACAGCAATAGCGCTTTGATCCGAAGCTATCACTACAGGAATAGAGGCAGCCATTAACTTCTGGCCTTCTGAAATTGCAGCTCCGCCTACCTCAGTTAAATTGGTAGAAGCATTAGCTGGCGGAGTTGTGGTTACAGTTCCCGATATGACCCAAGGGCTAGTACCCTGCGTAACAGATTGAGTGGCGGGAAAATTATTAACGCCTACAGACCATGTGCCAGACTCAGTGACCGCCACTGTACCAGTGATTGTAGTAGAAGCTAAACTTGTAACCCAGGGGCTTGTTCCTTGAAGTGCCGTAACAGTACCGCTAACAGGCTGTGTAGCCGGAAAATTTGTTACATCAACGTTTAAAGAAGTTCCGGTTGAATTGATCGGATTACCGGACGCATCGTGGACATTGACATTTGGTGAAGTAGTAAATGTACCTGTTACTGGAATTGCCGATTGATCGGAAGCAATAACTACAGGTACGGAATTAGCCATTGTCTTTTGGCCTTCAGACAAAGGAGCGCCGCCCACTTCTGTAATATTCGTTGTGGCATTGGCCGGAGGATTCGTATTAACCGAACCTGTAACCGAAACGGGATTGGTGACATTAACATTCAAAGAACCGGCTACGGAGGTGAGGGGATTACCCACACTATCTTCTATTTGAACAATACCGATATCAACTACTGTACCGGCTAAGTCAACCAGAAGTCTCCCGTCGCTGTCACAAACCACAGGTCTTATTGTATTATTTGTATCACCTAAAATTTCTGCTTCTATTAAATGACCTTCACCTGAAAAATGAGCCTCGCTACTAGCCACGGTTAATTTCCGTTTGAACTATCATTTACAACAGCGATTATGTCCTTGAATTGAGCGGATGAAACAACGTGTGTACTAGCGTCTGTCATTACTATAGTTAAAGTTGAAAATGTCATTGAGATGATATTATCGGTTTGAATATAAAGTTCATTAGCTGTAATTGGATAAAGCATTAGTGCGGTACTCCTTGAGGCATCCCCTGAGGAGCGGGCTGCCCTTGATTAGGTTGAGGCTGTCCGGGCTGTGTAGGACCTCCCGGTTGCTTATTCTGTTGAACGGCAGGAGCAGGACGTCCGGCAGGTCCGGCGCCGGGAGGCGGAGGCCCTTGCGGAGGCTGTTGACCTGGTTGAGGTGGAGGGGCAGGAGGAAGCTGAAGCTGTGACGGCATCCCCGGAGGCAAAGACGGATCGCCAATAATTCCGGCCAACACAGGATTAATTGTAGTTAACATATTAATGTGAGCCATAATATGATTTAATGTAGCAACTGTACTAGGATCATTCGGATTCATCCTAGCTTCTACATTGTCAATATTTGCTGTATGTTCCAAGATGTGCATAACATGGTTATCTGTGATAGCCGGTGTGAGATTCATACCTTTAAGCAGGGCTTCATTTTCTGCTTTAACAAGGATTAACTGCGTTTCTTGCCTATGATATAGCTGCGGCAAATCCCCGTCTGTATAAACTCCGATATACTGCTGAGGATCTTTTATCAAACCAGACTTCATAAGCACATCGGCTAATTGCATCTTACCCGCCGGTGTAGATAGCATCGGGTTAATCGTTTCTACTGTCACGCCGCTGATGGGAGCAAAGGTCTGCGGTCCCCATGTTTGAGCAATAGAAGCCTTATTAGCTCCCATAATCTGAGTAACACGGTCTGCTTTCATATTGGCAGCCAAGATTCTAATTGTGCCATTGGCTACGTTCTCACAAAGACGTGCATAAGCTCTTTGAAGCGGAGCTTGGAAGATAACGCTATTGGTAGTAATCAGCGCTGCATATTGACCGCTCGTAATGGACTGATTGGGAACGCCTCTGTCGAGGGCTGACACCCCGGCTAACACTTCCATATTCTGAATCAACTTATCGATAAGTTGATACGTCTCAGGAGCGCTATGCAGCAAATTTAACGGTTCCGGCTTTGAATTAGGACCCATCTTCGGATCCCATTCAATAAAGGTCATTCCGGTGGCAAGGTTTTGATAGTGCAGATTTGAACCCTTAGGAGCCATGACGCATTGCGTAGCGAAATTGATGTTATTGGTCGTAACCGCGCTAACAAGTTCGTTGAGTTCTTGTTGGAGTGGTATGATATCGAACGCCACTGTATAGCCAAACGGAGATCCAGCCATCGTTGAAGGAATGTTATCAAATACCGGTATAAAGCCTTTACCTTCTCCATCGACATAACCTGCCTCTTCTAGAGTTGAGTCCTCTAGTATTGTAGTGGGATCGGCGAACATAAGAAACCGTCCGCCTGGAACTGCCGGTGTATCTTCATGGAAAGCATAGAACATCGGTATTGTTTCATTGTCGTGATGGATCAATGTCACTAACTTTGTGCCGTATGTACTTTCTGTATCGCTTAAATCTTTGAGTTGTTCTGCCTGTGCTGGATACTCCGCAGCAATGTCATACTTATTAACCCAACGTCTCCAAATCTTCCATTTTACAAAACTTCTTTCTTGCAATGTGGTATTGATAATCAAATCAAGCGGAGTGACATTGAAGTATTCAACGTCTCCTTCATGTTGATCCGGTATACCCATCTCAGGCATTCCCGGCATATAGACAGGACCTTTGGCTTTATTCCAAATAGCGGCAATAGAAGATTCGCCAAAAATTTCAGAATCTTCAACTGACTGGTCTATCTTCTCATCTAACTTATAACAATTAGATTCTGTAATATGCTGAAGGAGTCCATCTACCAGCTCTCTATTCTGAGCAGACTTAGCATCCGAGTTCATTACCAAGGACTTATAATTAATCTTGTCCTGAGTAACTTTACTCTTCATATGCAGAAGAATATTACGCTCATGGTTCCAGAAAGAACGGGTTAGTTCGCCCATCTCTCCGGATTTGTACATAGAGGCTCTATAGATCCATCCGGCATAGAAGTTAGTAAATGAATTGCGGTACAGAGCTAACCGCCCCGTTCTTCGCATCTCATTATAATATTCTTCTATCCGGTCCCAAAGATCTGCTACACATTCTTTGGTGGGTTTCGTCCAGTAATACTCTTGCGAGTTTTCTGGCATCGGACCTTTATTTGTGTCGGTCTTATCAATACCTGACATTTAAAACTCCGATTACCAGTTTATAATTAAAGACGTACCTGTGACCTGTGCGCTATATGATCCTTGATTTAACAAAGCAACAACATATTGAACATCCTGTGACAACTGACCGCTCATCGAAACCGTAGCGGTGAACAATCCAGAGGACACAGCCGCCAAGATACCGGTAGCAACAAGGGCGATTAAAGCCGCTTGAGTGTTAGCGATATGGAGAGCCGTTTCATGGGAAGCTCCCGGCGTGGGCCAAACTGCTTCTGAAGTACTTGAGTTCATGTAAAGCTCCTTACCAGCTAACTACAATATTCGTTGTAGAAAACGAAACTGTATATCCTGATTTTCTTAATTGTTCTACAACCCACTGAATAATATCACTGGTCGTAGATCCTAACGCAATCGTCGCTGTATAGGTTCCGGCAGTAATGGCAGTTTCGATAGCAGCTACGACAGCATTAACAAATATCGTCTGCGCTCCTGCATGGTCTAATGTACGACTGTGAGCAGCAACAACGCTAACAAATAAATCATCTAACGTATTTGAAGGCATTTAGATTCTCCTTACTTCGACCAAGTAATTGTTAGAGTCGTGCCCGTAATATCGGTCGTAAAGCCCGACGTATGAAGCGTCTCTAAAAGAACTTGAAGGTCCGTTGAAGACGCGCCAGATACTGACATGGTACACGTATTCGCCGGGGTTAGGGTCGCGAGCAAAATAGCTCTCTGCGCTGTAACTAAAAGAATGGTTTGGGTCGATGTGCCGGTAGCACTCGCGTCCTGGGCCGCTCTTGCACTTCCGATAACTGATTCGCTATAGTTCATGTATATTCTCTCCTGTTTATAGTACGTGCGGTCCGGCAGCTCTTAGCTCTCTATGATCGATCATGTAGCTAAAACGTCCGGCTTCGATTATAACTTCTTGGGTGCAGAATGTCGTTTGATGTGCTGTACGGCCACACAAAGGACATTCATTCGTGTAGGTCTGACAACTAACTAGTTCGGCCATTTTAAATTCTCCTATGAACCTTTTTGTAAGCATCTTCTAGGGCTTGCGCCCCAAGGGACTTACCGCCCTTCTTATCAAAATTGAGGTCTATAATCCTAGTGCCATCAATTCCAAAATCTTTAGGGATTGGGTTTTCGTTCGGTACCAATCCTCTCGTTAAATAGACTAAAGCCATCAAATGATCAAAGTGATGATTATATGGGTCTTTATCTAAGGCTGTGCGGGTCTTGTCCCAAACAGCGCTCTTTAAGTTAGAAAGAGTCATAGGACAGGTGTTTGAAACTTCAATCTTCCCCGTCCCTACTAATATTCTAAATTGATTCAACATCGCTTCTAATGACTTTTCTTTATAGACCGGCGTACAATTCATGCCGGGATGACCATTTAATTCGTTAATCAGAATAGGATCCGCGCTGTCTGAAATCATCCTGTAGACACTTGCGTCTTCGCCCCATAGCTTTAACTTCATTATGTTAATGGCGTCTGCTATTTTGTCTGACCTAACCGCAGTGCCACTAAAAGTTAATTCTCCTTCCACAACCAGTTTAGCTCTTTTAAAATCCCAAGTGGCAAAGATGAGGGCGGTAAAGTCCTTGCTACCCCAGTCAATGCCGATATAATGATGATAGAACTGATAGAATATGTCTTTCTTATACGTTGTGACAAATTCAGCTTTCCATTCCTGTACGGCAATACGCGTCGAATCGATAATCCATTTACAGAGATATTCACGCTGCCACACATCATCTCTGGCTGTTTCTTTCTTCCATTCGGCTATACGGTCTGCCGGGAAGTCCTCCGGGTCTAGCTCTGCTGCTTTGTTAATATCGCACTCGAATAGCCATCCCTCCACTTCTGCGAGGCTGTAATAACTATATAAATCATGGCTAAAACTATCGGCGGGTGTAGAAGATAGGATGAGATAGCCATTGCTACTAAACAACGCCGGAAATATAACCGAATCAATTAAATCCTTAAGGTCATCAACGTCCCGTCCCTCATCCACACCCGCCCCGTCCAAGTCCAAACCGCGTCTAACTCGGTGTTGTTGGTTATTAGATCCCCGGAAGAGTACACTGGAACCATTTCCAAACACAAACATGAATCGGTTCTTGTCGAATTTGGGTCTAAGTTCATCAGGACAGTCCTCTAAAGTCTTTTCAATGATAGGCTCTATGTAATCTAACAGCCCGTCTTTAACGGGGGCGAAAAAGGCCCATCTCGCCCTAGGCTTCTTAATGCATTCCTCCACCATCAGGTGAAGCAGGAAAGAGCTCTTCCCGAGCCTCCGGGTGGAGTTTATATAAAACTTACGGCTTGAAACTTTTGAAGCCTCCCAAGCCTCTTTAATGGCCCTTTGGGAGCATCGTAGCCGGTAGTCTAAACGCCCTTTTGTCCATGCATACTTGATGGCGGCTTTGATTTTCGGATCATTGAAATCTAAATTCATATTAGTTTATGCGTCCGAAAAGTTAAATGGGGCAAATCAGGTACCCTCTAAAAATCAATACGAAAAAATTTAAGCTACTCCGGCTTATCAAAAAAGTGATAGCATACCGTCTAAATCAAATCTATTTATGCGAAGGATTTTAAAATCTGGGTGCTAGTCATAGATCGTCTTCTCCCTTGCCCATAGACTTGAAAGACGGATAGCATAGGCCTAAAGGCCCAGGTTAAGCTTGCTTCACATCAGGTTTAGATTTGGCTTCGATTCGTTTAAGCTCAGCCATTGCTTCTTCAATATTTAAGGCTGACTCTTCCGGGGTGACTGGGAGCTGTTTAAGCTTGGAGGTTAACATCTTCATCAATTCCACACTGTAATGCGCCCTTTGGTTATCCGTAAGCTTAGGCCAACTTAATTTGAGTTCATTGAACCAGAACCCAACCTTAGCCCATGAGTGATCTTTAGCGCCTTTTGGTCTACCAACTGGATTCTGATTGTTTCCCGGTTTAAATAAAGGCACTAAAATAAATCCTTAGTTAAAAACGACTTGATTTTATAAGCAAATCGTTTAAGTTTCAATGGCAGAATGTAATGCCTATACCAAAACTTCTTAAAATCAGGCGTTTGAGCTAGGTATATAACACTTCGAGGATCCTGTGAGGCAAACCAAAATATCTTTTCGTCTAGGCTCAATTGCTTGAGCGTCAACTTATCCTGGGGCCACTTCAAAAAAGCATAGGTCTCAGAATCTAGCATGTTATCTTTCTAGCTTAAACGACCCTTTACCACTGTTAACAAAGCCTTGAACATTTTCTAGGGTTTGAAGACGCCTTTCAATGCCAGCAAGCTTCTGCTCCATCTGAGTCATGTTTTGATACATGACATTGTAGCCGGCGACTTCCTCACGCAGTTGTGTATAATCAGCTTTAGTAACTGTTAGAACCTCAGGAAACCGCTTATTAAGCCATGCAATGATAGATCTAATCATAATTAAAGACCTTCAGCCTCAAACACCAAACTAATCTTGCCTAACACTGTTGAAAGGCTGTCAGCGTCAACAACCTCAACAAAATCAACGTCACTCGGTGTCTTAACTTCTAATTGCCATAGGTTCTTAAAGTTACCATCAGCGACACGGCGAATGACAAACGTGTAATTCAAATCATGTTTTGGTTTAAACAGAGAAGGTTTATTGAATAGATTCATGTTTATTTTTCAACCCTTTCTTGCAAGTTCTTAATATGGGCAATATTCTGTCCGCGTATTGCGTCCAGAAACGCGAGTCCTTTAGCGAGACTCATCATAGCTCCACCATCAAAACGTCCACCACGAATAGCACCGATAAATCCATCTAAAACGTCTTTTGTATTACGTGCTTCACTCAAAAGCTGTTTAAGCTGTGCCTTTTCGTCTAGCGGCGCCATCGAAGGCACGCTGGACGCTTCCGGCTGTGTGGATGCCATTGTTTGCTGTTCGTTTGCCATTATTAAGCCCTCTCTTTAATTTATGTTGATGTAACGGTGTAGATTGCTGTTTACCCACATTACGTCTTTGAATTGGAACAGACATTAAATGACCTTTCACGCCCTTGGCGTAGTAACTTGAATGGTCAGGACTTTGTTTAAAGCTTAGCCATGTACTTGGAAAGACGTATAAATACTTCGTTTGACTACCCGTCTTAAACGTAATAGTCATTGTTCTAGACGTCTCGTCGTACTCCGCCTTCTCTAAAAAACTGCTGTTGGGAACAAAAGAATCCATGACGTTAATAGTTGGGCCTAAGCTTAGCTTAAAGGTCTGTTTATCATGGCTTTGTCATACTATAGTCCGTTTGACAGCCTATTCAGGTTGTTAAAGTCATGTCGGCCTGGTGTGGCGTGGGCCTCTAGGCTTGGGGAAAGAAGAGATTTTATTTAAAGAGATAGTAGGGGTTTAAGCTTAAGCTTAAGTTTAATTTAAATAGACAGCTTCGCTGTCTTTAACGTCGTTTAAGTTTAAGCTTAAACTTAAGCTTAAGTCTATGATGCCTTTATATATGTGCTATGCCGTAGCTTAAGCGCCGGTTTATAAATGAGTCTTTAGACCTATTGCAAAATCTTTTAACTCCTGTTAGACTTGTAATGTCCAGAACAGCCCGGACAAAAAGGAGATTACACAATGAACCTAACACCGATAAGCAACAATATGAATGTCTTAACCTTGAATGACGGAACGGAAGTACTATTTAGCTATAAGACACCAGTAGCCCTTAAAGCATGGAAAGACGGAATAGGAAATACATTTATGAAAACAGATAAGAAATGGTCTAGCACAACGACAAGGCATATTAAGCAATTCTTTGGATCATTTCTCCTAGATTCTAATATTAAAACAATGTCGCAAGAATACTTTGACTCTTTAATCTCGGAGGTGAAGTAACATGAAAACTCGAAAAGAACCGAAACCCATCTGCACCACAGTCGAATGTTATTGCGGTAAACATAATAAAAAAGTAGGTTCTGCTGAATGGTTTAAAGAACAAGAGACATTAAAAGCTAAGTATTCCCACACGCCGACGCCGTGGTACATATCAGAGAATACACTAAACGACAAACCGACAAAGGAAACAATCTGGATAGATGATATGTCAGGAAATGCTCTCTTCGCATTGCCAAAAATGGGCGGTCGTTCTTACGAGGAACAAATGGCAGACGCCGCCCTCATCGTCCGCGCCGTTAACACATTCGAAGCGTTAACTGCTGAGAATGAACGCTTGCGTAATTCGCATGAGGAGCTGTTGCAAGCATTGAAAATATTAGTAGAGCATGCAGGGGAAAGATATCCACATTTCGAGAGTCCTAGAGGTGTTAGAGACATTACACAGGCTATGCAAGCCATCGCCAAAGCGGAAGGGAGATAACATGTATAATCAATCAACGTTTACGGTTCCAAGTCGATGACTATTAAACTGGTATATCTCGGTAACTTATGCCTTGGAGATCCGGAGAGTCCTCGGATATGGAATCTCATTGAACCTAGACTACCCGGGTATAACTACAGTTTAGGCTTCCCGACATTCACAATTCGGGGCCTGAAAGAATTGGAGCTAATCTAATGGCTTATTTAATTGCGCCCTTTTGGTTCTTGTTTCTGTTTATCTGTCTCATCATGGGAGGTTACTAATATGGCTCATATCTGCCCTCATTGCCAAATAGGTTTTAACGTATGGCAAGACTACCAAGAACATCTAAGCTCATCTCATAGGCATTTGGCCCTAGAATCAAGAGATAGAGCCGTTGCCGTTAATCACAGAAATGTCTCAGGACGTACTAAAGCTCAAATTGTTAATGAGGCCGAGTTAACCTGGCTGGCGCCGTTTATCATCAGCAGTTCAAATGAAGCAGAACATTTAGACGCATGCCGGTGTGTGAAATGCTTTCAAAGACAATTAGACCGGATCATTAAATCACAGGAGGAATGGATATGACAAATGAATTACTCAAACTGGAAGCGATGTACTACCATGCGAGATCTAAACGCCATGTAAAATGGCTAGAATCAAACCCGGAATATCGTAATCTTAGGGTTATTTGCCCTCATCAAACTGTTACGCATGACACATCAAAACAGCGGTTTGTTACAGTTAGGTTGTCAAATGGACTATAGCATGAAAGGGGTAATGCAAATGGAAACCAAAGAGTGTACACGGTGTGGGCGTAATGCGACTCTTTCAGCGATTGGATTAGCCTTGAAATTTTTTGTATGTGATGAATGCAGAACAGATACACAGACAGAAGATAACAAAGCACGTGACTATGATTCGTCAGTCGAAATATCTTCGATGGACCGCGCTAGTGTAATACCAGACAGCGAATGGCAGGAGAACTAAGTATGAAGCGCATCAAAAATAGTATAGACTCTAGTCCTAAGTTTTATAATCAGTTTGCAGAAAAAGATTATGACGAGCGAAGCGAGCATCCTTGCCCGGAGATTCTATTATTGCGAGAAGCTTTGAAGTATCTGACACCGACACAGATGCAAGTATGGGAGATGTGGAACTACGACAAGATGACGCAGGACCAGATAGCGGCGAAGCTATCGATAACTCAGCAAGGCGTATCGAAGCATCTACATGCCATTGAGCAACGAGTTAAAAAGTTTGTTAAAGGTAACATGGGAACTTACAAACTATTGAAACGAGAATATCATGACCTCTAAACCGGGCTACTGCATTGATTGTCAAGCTCAGTTAATAGACGGCGAGCACTGGGTTTGTATCTACTGTGAAGCCGAAGAAACACTAGCACGGGAGGAGAAGATAAACAATGAGTCCTTGTAAACCCGATCAACATCGTTTAACCTTTATCAATGAAGAGCAAGGCGAAACTACTTGGCGTTGTGAAGACTGCAACGAAACAATTATAAACTACCAGGATACGCACGGTGGATAATCTAAGCAAGTGGACAATTATATTGCTCTCAATTCAAGTTACAGTCATGGGCTTAACAATTAGTCACCTATGTTATAAGCTAGGCTATGAGCAAGGACGCGCCAGCGTCTATCAAGAGTGTGCCGATGCGCCAGATGCCGGCGTGACGTATCTACCTAAACCTAAAGAGGGTAAATATAAATGATACCGACAACCCAACTATTGAACGCCACGGCAAACAGAGTGAAGACCTGGAACCTAGACGAGATTTTTACAGACGAGAAGAAAGCTAAAAAAAGAGCGGCTAAACTGTTTGTCACTAATTCAGGCGTTGCTGTTAAACCATTCAGAGACGGAGAGTTTATTGTACTGGTATGGGATAGGGAGAGGAGATTCGACAATGAGTGCAAGTAAAATTAATTCTCTACGGGCTTCCATCAGTTCATTAGAAATTCAGCGGACATTTATTCTAAGCTGTGTTGCAAGTTTAATGGAAGAAGCAAACCATCTAGACCGGCAATCTGCGACGCTTGTACAAAGAGCAGAAGCGATAGAAAACGAGCTCAGGGATTTGGAAGCTGAATTAAAGGATACGCTATGAAGAATTTTATAGACTACTTACAGTCGTTGATCGACCTGCATGGTGACACTTGGTTAGCTTTATTTACTACGGGCATTATTGTTAGGCTTATGCTAGCCGCCTTCCATCATCCGGCTATAACAATGGCAGAAGCCGGGGCTTATAGCTCTTGTGTCGCGGCCTTTGCGGCTACAAATATTGGAGGAAAATAAATGAAATGTGTCCATAAGAATTGCAAACAAGACCCTTGCTATGACGATGCGGCTTGGCATATGCAGTTATCAAAAAAGTCTGATATTGATAAGCCAATTTGTACAAGTGTAGAGTGCTACTGTGGAAAACATAACAAGCCGTCTCAGGCGAAGGGGGAGTAGATGAAATACCGTCAATTTGTTCTTCCGGCAGGTACTTTGATAAATCTTGGTGGTTTGCCATTTCGATTAATCGATGAAACTGTTATCGAGGGAGCCAATGTCCCAGAAGGTTTAATAGTCGATGGACTTTCAGTTACAAAAATTGAAGAACTCTGAAGGAGTCAAAACCATGACCTTCACCGACGACGATTTAGCCGAATGGAAGTCGCACATTAAAGCTGATTATGAACGGCTAAGAGTCGATCCGGATAAATTGAAAGCTCTCCTCGCGAGAATGGAAGCGGCGGAGAGAGTTTGTAGTGCATCAGCTAGTCTATTGGAGGAAATTGAGTCGGGACACATGGATTGGCGGGTAGTTAGAAGCCTGGCGCGGAGGTTTATTGAATGGACGCTAAAATACAGGCGGAGAAAATACACGCTTTAACCTGCGATTGCTCGAATCCAGAGTCAGAGCATAGAAAATTTGTTATCGAGAAGATCGCCACCCAAATCGAAGAGGCGCAAGCGGAGGCGTATAAAGCAGGATGCGATGAAGCCGTATTGAAATTCCGTGATGACAAACAGAAAGTCTGGAACGCCGCGACTGAGAAGGCGGCGGGGATTGTTTTAGAAGTTGGATCATCTATCGAAACAATCCAAGGGCTTCTAAATGTCATCGCCGAGCGCATCAGGAAGATGCAAGTATGAGTATACTAGATTACATCTGTTATAGGATTTATATTTTTATCATGGAGATAACACGCTAATGAAATTACGCTATAAACTATTAGCCTTTGTCGTAATGATGAGCGGCCTATGGCTACTCGTTAAGACACATCCGAACGGAATCATTAACACGGCTCCGCCAGTATTGCCGCCGGCTGATAAAGAACAAATCTTGATTAACCCGGTTAAACATACCATCACGATTGTAACGGCCGCCGGGCATAAGACACTGACGCTACCGGATCGGCTGTCAACCATAGACGTACTTAAAAATGGAAACGTTAGTGTAACGTCTCCGCAGTTTGGATTGGAACATGCTCCCTTTGTAGGAGCAACATTCGCAGATAAGCTCCGGTTCGGTGCGGGACTTGACGGGCTGTATTGGAAGCGCCTGGACTTAGGCTTAGGTGCGGCAGGGGGAAGCGGCGCCAGTACTGTTATGTTCGCAGTGCTTAGCTATAACGTATGGGACAATATGAGATTAGGAATTACGTATGACCATCAACAACATGTCGGTGTGGGCATTACAGTACGAATATAAAGGAGAAATATAAAATGAGTCAGACGACAGTCGTGAAGGTTAAAGTAGAAGAGTTATCGAAGTATGGCTTTAAGGCCAACGGACGTTATGTTAACTATAGCAAACAAATCACAGAGGCCGATAAGGCTAGAGTTGTTCCCGGCGCAGAGTTTGAAGCTGAGTACTTTGTGTCTGATTCAGGCAAAGAGTATTTGAATAAGATCGTTGCACGAAGCCCTAAAGTCGATGCTCCGAAGGTTGAAACGCCGAAGGCAGCGACTGAGGCAAAGCCTAATGTCGATTCAGATAGGGCAAAGCGCTTTACACCGAAGTTCAACAAAGAAAAGGCTCCGGACAACAGCATGTCTAAAGAAGATTGGAATAGAAAAGATGAAAGAATCTCTCGTCAAGGGCTGATCCAGGCTAGCTTTATCGCATTAGCTCCTGTAGTTAGTTTAGAAACTTTGTTTGACGAAGCGGTTAAACTAGCTGATAAAGGATTAGAGTATGTTAACAGAAATACGCCGAAAAGCGCATAATTTAGCTAATCTTAAATGGCGATTAGCCAATCCGAATTATTTTAAAGATTGGAATAAAAACCACAAAGGTTATAAAGCTCCTTGTCGGAGTCGTACATATACAAGTTGGGAACACATGAAAAAACGTTGCTATAATCCAAATACTCGCCAGTATAGATGGTATGGGGCAAGAGGTATTAAAGTATGTCAGGCGTGGCATTGGTTTCCCTATTTCTTAGAAGATATGGGAATAAGACCTGAAGGTAAAACATTAGATAGGATTGATAATGATGGCGATTATGAACCCAATAATTGTAGATGGGCTACTAGAAAAGAACAGTTAGCTAATAGGCGTAATCCTAGCGCAGCCTGTAAGCGTTATCAAGCTTCCATAAGGAATAAACCATGAGCCATGTTGAACATTTAAATACAGAAGGACAAAAAATACCTTCGGTGAGCGCCATACCTTCCATATTCGCTAAGGATATGTCCGGGTTCCAACAGTGGATATGCAAGGGGCTACATGGTAAAGAAGATGTTTGCTGTGCTAAAGCCGCGCAAGATTACTACAAAGAAGCCGCTGACTTAGGACACGACATACATGAACTACGTGAAGCCTTCCTGCGGGGCGAAAGTTTTGAGGAAGGTGTACCGGAATATCAAGCCTCTGTATTTGCTCCGGTGGCGCAGTTCTACAAAGACTCTGGCTACAAGCCGCTGAAGCTCTCAGACGGAACAGAAGGAATAGAGCTAAAGATGACGGGTAAAGAATTTGGGGGAACGCTAGACGGAGCCGGGACATTCTCTGTTCCCTTTTGGGAGAAGCAAAGAAAGACGTTTTGGGCTAAAGAAGTTAAAAGCGATCAACAGACACCTACAACTTCAGATGTATGGATTGAGGACTTAAAGATTAAGAGTAAGATTGATGTGCTACATCCTTTACAGCTCTATGGATATTCTCTATTGCTTAAAGAATGTTACGGCGTTGAAGCTAAGTGGGGATTGATTATACGCCGAGAGAAGAAGCTAGATAAGACACCGGAGATACAGCTTAAAGGATATTATTTACCGGCGTATGCAGAGGCGTGGAACGCCTCAATGTTAATGTATCATTTCTTGAACGACTGAGGGGAGCATGAATGCTTTTATTTGCTTTAAAATATTTAAAACTTGGATTCTCGGTAATTCCTTTGCGCCCAAAGGGAAAAGAGCCACTAATTCCTTGGACAGAGTTTCAAAAAAGAAGGGCAACCGAAAGCGAAATAACGGCCTGGTTCACGCGGACCCCCGATGCCAATATAGGAATTGTGACGGGTTCGATAAGCGGGGTTGCAGTTGTGGACTTAGACGGGCCAGAAGGAATAGCAGAAGCAAAGAAACTCGGCCTCTCATCGACGCTGGTAAGTATAACGGGGGAAGGTAAACATTTATGGTTTCGCGCAAGCGCTCACGTCGCAAGCTCCGTACGAGTACATCCAGGAATAGATATTCGAGGAGAAGGCGGGTACGTCGTAGCCCCTCCGTCAATACACGAAAGCGGAAGAAGGTATCGGTGGGTAGGGCAAGGCATTACTGTAAATACCGTACAGAACTTACCAAGTTTTCCGACTATATTTTTAGACGGGACGAAGCAGACAGAACCTACAACTATTATTAAAAAAGAAGAAGGCTGGATTGCTAAAGCCTTGGAGGAAATGAAAGATGGGAACATCGACAATACTATTACTTCAGTTCTTGGTAGGATGCGTCGCGACGGTTATAGTAGCTCCGATTGCTTGGTACTCTTGGAGCCCCATATGCAGAAAGTGGGAGCTGATGAAGGCCATTTGGAAGCCAAAATCCGTAACGTGTGGGAACGTTACTCCGCCTCTCCGAGGCTCGAAAACAGACAACAGAACAACAGTGGAACTGATGCGGAGTATCGACGAGGCGATGGGAGTTTGCTCATACACTCCCCCACAAATCCAGACAGCCTCAAGCAATTCGAACAATTACAGTTGGATAGAGAAGGCGCAGATGGGGAATCAACTCTTTGTACCGGTTATGCCAAGCTCGACCAAATGCTCAAAGGCGGCCTCAAGAGCAGCCGTTTGCTCACGGTCGCTGCGAGAACAGGAACGGGCAAAACTAATTGGATTATTGGAGTCGCTAGAACACTCTGCGAAACTGGTAAAAGAGTACTCATCTTTAGTACAGAAACGCCCTATACCGAATTTTGGACTAGGTACATCGCTACGTTATCTGACAACACAGAATTTAGTAAACACGCTCTCTATGTATGCGACAGCTTTGCGCCAAACATTGAAAAAGTCGAGGAAGCGATAAATGAAATTAAGCCGGACTTGTTCGTGTTTGACCATATCAATCACGTTTCCGAAGAGCAAAGAGAACTTGGCGCATTCATGCAGGGTCTCAACTATCTTCGACGGAAATATGATACAGCAGGAATTGTTACCGCTCAACTTAATAGAAGCGCCGATTGGATTGATCTCAAATCAGGTGAAAAAGTTACTCCGCGTATGTCTATGATAAAGGGCTCCGGCACTATAGAACAAGCTAGTAGCCGGGTACTTCTCCTATCTGAGACAAGAGTCACACCGGAGATGACGGAGATTGTAGGCAACCTCGATAAGAATGATTGCGGGCCAAAGGGCCTAGTGCATTTCGGGTTGATGAACAATCCTTATAAAATGGTGGAACTTTAGGCCTTGACAAAGCGGGGTTAATCTGTTAAACTAAATCATGGAAATGTACTGCCCTATCTGTAATCAACCGTTTAGAGAAGATGATATTGTTAAGTATACTGCCTATTCGATATGGCATGAAGTGCCGTCTAAGGTTAATTATGCCATTTCAAAGCCGCATGAAGTAGATCAAGACAGCTTTAGACATAGCATGTGCTCTTATGACGACTAATTGCATTCTTTGGCAGAAGCGCAAGAGTCCCAGTGGTTATGGTCGTATTTGTTGGAACGGAAAAGACCGATGGGCACACAGACTAGTTTATGAAGTTTTTAAAGGGCCGATACCGATTCGTTATGAATTAGATCATTTATGCCGTAATAGGGCCTGTGTTAATCCACAACACTTAGAAATTGTTTCGCATAAAATAAATATGCAGCGAGGTTTAAACGGGTTATTAAAAACAGTGTGTGTAAATGGACATCCATATACAAAAACAAATACGAGATACCAGATTAGCAGTACAGCATCCAACGGAAAATCGAGACTTTGTATCATATGCAAACGCTTAAGAGATTTGAAAGCATATTACAAAATAAAGAGGTTCTAATGAGTGACTTGATATACGAAGAGTGCGGGTCTTGCTGCGGATTTGGCTATATCGACATAGGAGATTGTGAGGACGGCGTTACTGACGATTGTCCTGAGTGTAACGGCACAGGTCAGATTGAGGTGATCTAAAGTGATAATGACAAGAACTTTTGCTACGGCATCGGCTCATACATTTACTATAGCGCCTATTAAAAAATTGCTATCTCAATATGTTATATCTTCGGACGGATGGGCAGACCCTTTTAGCGGATTTAATAGTCCTGCTGAATATACAAACGATCATAATCCGGATAGACCTACAAAATATCATTTAGAAGCTAAAGATTTCGCTGAAATAGTGCCGGAAGGACTTAATGGGGTACTATTCGACCCTCCGTATTCATATCGACAGGTAAGTGAGCATTACAAAGTTTTAGGTAAAAAAGCTACATCTCTGGACACTTCGTATAATTTCTACGCTAGAGTGCTAGATCCTTTAGGAAAGAAGATTAAACAAGGGGGACTTGGTATCTCCTTTGGCTGGAATTCTAACGGGTTTGGGAAAAAAAGAGGCTTTGAAATCGTTGAAATTCTTTTAGTAGCACACGGCTTACACCATAATGACACTATTGTAACTGTGGAGCGTAAACTATGAGTCAATATGATGTGTATTTAGCCGGGGCTATGACAGGGCGTAAAGTTAGCGAAGTTCTAAAAGAGCGCTATATAGCTCATGGACTCTTACGGAAAGCCGGCCTCACCTTCTATTGCCCGGCTGCTGACGAAGAGTTAGAGGGATTTAAACCCGGACATATTATAAGCACAGCCTATAATAAAGAGAAAATGGACTGGTATGTGAAGAAAGATTTAGGAGCTGTTGCGGCAAGCCGGTCTGTTCTAAATATCAATGGGGACCGTATGTCCGACGGGGCGGCCTGGGAAATGGCGTTTGCCGTCTATCACAGGCAGATACCCGTTTATATCGTAGCGCCGGAGCGAAGTGTCGGCCTTAAAATGGGGTTTACCAACATCCTAGTGGACGGAATCTTTCCGACAGTCGAAGAGGCAGTTAAAGCGCTAAAGGAGAAATTGTAATTGAGTTTCTGCTCTAGAGGACATGATTTAACTATTCGAGGAGTTTATAAGAATAGCCAATGTAAAGTGTGCAGTAAAATTAAACATAGACTTTATTATAAACAGTTTAAAGACCAAATCAATAAAGGGGTAAGAAAACGATTACAAGAGAATAAACAGTTAATTTTAGACGCAAAAAGCCGCCCCTGTGCGGATTGTGGTATTAGTTATCCTACTTGGATAATGCAGTTTGATCATTTGAAGGACAAGAAATACCACGTATCACAAATGTTAAGTTCCCAATATTCGATTAAAACAATTAAAGCAGAAGTCGAAAAGTGTGAAATTGTTTGTGCTAATTGTCACGCCAATCGCACATATCAACGGAGGGTATCTATACGCCATACATCGAACGCGGTCTAAGGCAAAGTTTAGAGGAAGGCAGAAAACCAACAAAAGCAGGAGAATTAAACTATTTGTTAAGTCAACACATAAAATCTTTTATTGCTATGAACGGGGTCAGCTATACAACGCTTAACGCAGTTGCCGGTGTGCTATCGTGTCTGTCAATGGAGGTGTATAGACGCATCACAGCTCCCTATGAGGAAGAAAAAAGATCTGAGAATGGAGAGGTTTTTTAATGACCGACAATCTGTTGGTGATCTGCCCGCTCTGTAAATCTGATGATTGCGTGGATTCTGTTCGTTGCGACAACTGCACCGCCTGTGGATGGGTCCAGCAAGTGCCCATCTCCGCCTTCCAGCCCGAGAGGGAGAAAAAGCACGAACATTTTTGGAAGTGCGACTGTGGTATAGCTCAATTCACAAAGCCCATCCCCGCGCCATTATTGGGCTACTGTTGTGACAATGACAATTTTGAAGATAAACACGTCCGCCAAAAACAACCGCCCAAGGCCGCCGGAGGTGAAGATGAGAATAGAAGAGTTTAATAAGCTTACTCAGTTTGAACAGGCAGTTATACTACTATTGGAAAAGATACTAAAGGCGGTAACAATAGATGAATGAAGCTAAGCACTTCGACGATGGAAAACCGGGTATTCAATTTGTTCTAGGTATGGCGGGACTTTCCGAAGTGGCAAGAGTAGGGGACTTCGGAGCTAAGAAGTATGGCCAATGGAATTATAAATGTGGAATGCCGTGGATGAAGCTTGCCGGATCATGCAGTCGCCATTTAACAGCCTGGATTATAGGCGAGACGTATGATAAAGAAAGCGGTTTACACCATTTGGCGCATATGG